CGTTCAATTCCTGGTCTTGTTTATATATTTTTTTGCCTTGTATCTTACTTCCGTTTATGTTTACTTCTAATCTTACTTTGTTAATTTTTCTTTTACCCTCCATATAAAATTCTTGTAAGCAAACTGGATATATTGTTATACCATTATTAACGCACCATCTAAAAGCTTCCATTGTTTTATCGTAATCCTTTAAGTATTGCTTCAAGCTCATTTGTCAATAGTATTTTATCAGTTGTTTTAAAATAATCTCTAAGTTTAGTTAATTCTTTTCTAGTGCTAGATATTTTAGCTTCTAATTCTTTAACATATAACTTAGCTGCTTCGCTTTCGTAATCTTGGTTATCCCAAAATCTATCTTCATTACTTGGATCGTAAAACTCTTCGTGTTCTTCTGTAGGATCTTTATAAAATAAAATCATATTCTAGCTATTTGAGTTATTACATAGATTAAAACTAAATAAGCAAATGTTAACTGTGGTCTTTTGTTCTGTAAAAAGAATTTGATAAATGTTTTCATAGTTTTTGTTTTTAATTATGGTGTAAATATACAAACAATATTTAAACTAAAAAAACTTTAACAAAACTTTAACATTTGAATAGCTACTTGATACATAGCTTTCATCTTCTTAATTTCACCTACAGTTCTAGGTAAGTTAATCTGTACTTCTTTTCCTGTGCTGTGGTGTATGTAGCATTGTATAACCGCTATTATTTCTCCGTAAGTCATTTAGTAAACAAAGTAATTACCTTTGTGTGGGTTTTCTAGTTGTGAAGTTAAAGCGTAACGCATAGCATCTATAGCGTGGTTATAAGCATCAATAGGTTTATTTAGTTTGTTACCTTGTTTGTCTATCATCCATACGTAGTTTCTTAACTCGTTAATTAAGTTCTTACTTCTACTTGTAACATAAACTTTATTTTGGTTAATTAAATTAAGGCCATATACGATACTATCTCTACCTTTACTAACTGGTAATACATTGTGGCCATAACTGTTTAACTCAGCTATTGATTTAGGCTCTGCACTATCAGCGTATATTATATCGTTAACTTCATTTGTTTTAAGCAAGTCGCTAATATCAGAGTTAAGCAAACCTTTTTGATAAACTAACTCATCAAATATAAAAGCATCGTTATACTTGTACATAGCTATTAAACTTGTAGGATCGTTACTATATCCCCAGTCCATTCCGTAACATAATAATCTAGCTTCTGCAGGTAAGTTTATTTCTTGCCAATCAGGTATACATACACCCTCTAAAGAACCTGTTAAACCTAGTCCGTATACTTGCCACCAGTTAGCCCAATAACTAGAAGTTTTAGCTTTTTCTTTTGCTGATTCAATTTCTTTTACAATAGTTTCAGATAACGCTTCATTATCTAAATAAGTAAGTGTAATAAAATCTACATCATCTTGGTTTATTATTTCTCTATCTACCCAGAATAAACTACTAGGGTTGTAATCTAACCATATTTCACCACTTGTTCTAATTGCTAATTGATAGTATGAATCAAAATCTACATTGTTGCACTCGTTAACATAAAGTACATTTCTTCTAGCACCCCTTAGTTTATCAGGTTGGTCTACACTAAAGAATTCAATATAGCTACCATTACCAAAAGTATATTTAAGTGTTGACTTATTAAACTGGTTATCTGTATACCTACCTAGTGCCATCATTATCTTTAAGAAATCTTTTAATGCACCTCTACGCAAATGTGGTATAGATTCAGATACTACACTTATTTCTAAGTTAGGTGTTTTAATTGCTCTGTCTATAAGTATAGGTAAAATAGAAAATGTTTTAGAAGCAGAAGTACCACCTCTAACCACCTTTATACGCTTTTTAAGACGCAATAGCTTCTTTAAAGCAGTAGTTACTATAAATTCCATTATCGTTTATTACAAGTCGCCTAAATCGTTTAAATCAAATATAGGTTGCTCAGTTGTAAGAGTTACATCTTTTGTTTCTCTTGGTTTACCTGCATAGTAGTTATAGAATAATTGCGTGAACTTAAAGTCACCACGCTCTAGCCCTTTTTCTAATGCAGCAAATGCTAAAGGCTCTAATGGAGTTAGCTTTTCTATTAATGCTACTTCAGCAGCTTTACTAGGCCTACCAGCCCCATCTCTTGCCCCACCTCTTTTATTTTCCATTTGAAATAATTTGTTTATTCAATTTAAAAATAATATAAATAGCTAATTGTTAAATCTATTTGCAAGTATCTTTCTATAAATATCGTTTACAGATTCTTTATTACAACCTCTATTGTAGTAGAAGTTCATTACTCTTTTTATTCTTTGTAAATCTGATTGCTTTTGTTTTTCTTTTGCTGTCATAACTTATTTTTTTTATCAACTTTTTTTGTAATTTTCCAATACATACTACAATTAAGAGCATCTTCTTCTCTATTAGGTATTAAGTAAGATTGTCTATAGTTATCAGGTGTTGCTTTAAACCTGTAACAAGTTTCTTTTGATTTACAAAGTGTATCTCTACACATAGCTATATCTGCCATATTAAATAGTATTATATATTATTAAACCTATTATTGATGCTACTGCTATCCAAGCACTAATCTCTATTAGTATTCTTTCTTGTTTTGTATTCATATCTTACTTTTTTAATAGTTTTTTAAAATGTTGTATAAACTCATATTTTGTAAATGGTTTAGCTTCTTTATCAAAAGTCCACATACTAAATATTTTTTCTTTTGATTTTTCTTTATAAATCATTTTATAAGAAGTAATATCCTCTTCTCTAAGATTTGGCTGTAATATTGTAGCTTTTTTAATTTTAATATCAATTATTTTCATATCTTAATCTTCTTTTAGTTCATCAGCTAATTCTAAAACAGCTCTTTTAAATTGTTGTTCGTTAAAGGTTGCTTGTATTAATAAACCTTTAAATAGTTGTAGGTATTCGTCAAGCGTTACATCGTCGTATTCTGTTTCAACTATGTACTTGTATCCGTAGTTTTCTAATTGTAGTTTCATATCTTAAACTATTTTGTGTCCATTAATATTATATCCTTTCTTTACTGCTATTGATATTACAGGTAGTTTAACTTTTAAAAAGGTAGCTGCTTCTTTATAGGTAGTAAAGGTATAGAATTCTTTTTCTGGTGATAGTATTGTAATTGTTTTTCTTTTCTTAGTTTTTATCTTACCATCGTAGTTATTATCTATTATGGTTTGTAAGCAAGTAAAGTCATCTTTTTCCCATTGGTTATATTGTTTATCCCAAAGGTAGCACTTAGGTTGTTTTCTTAGTACATCTATTACTTCGTAAATATTATAGTTATTCATATCTTAGTTTTTTATAAATGAAAATATATGTTCTATTATTGGTAAAGTCCATCCATCACCTAGTAAACTTCCTGCTTTTTTTGTGCTTAATATATCACAATAATTATCAGGAAAACCTTGTAATCTACACATTTCTATTTTGTTTACAGTTCTTACTAATTCATCTTCATAAATTATATTAATAAATTGTCTTTTAGCTCTTTTCTTAATACTTTCCTGGCTTGTACAAACTCTACTTTCACTTTCTAATAATGCTAATGCTTTAAATCTTTCAACTGTTCCACTTGTAATAATATCTTTAAACATTATACCTCTATCTTTTGGCTGTGGAATATCTGTAACTGCATCAAAAATAGTTTCTCTAGTTCTTATGTTACTCCAATAGCATCTATCTCTTAACTGTGCAGTAACTAAACTACTATCAATTCCAACAGGATAAACTCCTAATGCTCTACTCATAATTCCTATATCTTCTTTTCTTGCACTTCCTACATTCTCTTGCAAGAATAATACTTTAGGGTTTAATTCTTTTATGTGGTTTAATATATCTACAAATGTAAAGAATAAACTTGACTTCTTACCATTAATTCCTGCTCTTTTACCAGCAGCACTTAAATCTTGGCAAGGTGAACCTGATAAAACCAAATCAATACTTTTCCAATCTATATCCCATTCTTTCCATTTAGTAACATCTCCTACTTGAATAGTATCAGGAAAATGATGTTGAGTTAATTCTATTGCATAAGGTTTAATTTCACTTGAATAGTATTTATTTACTTTAATACCGACATTCTCTAAAGCTTGTCTGCCTGTATTCATTCCATTAAATAAGCTTAGTACATTCATAACCTACTTCTTTTTTAAATTCAGTTAATAAATCTTTTATATCAATAATAACAAGGTCGCTATCTTTTAATAACCAGTATGCAAATTCTACAGCGTATTCATCAGGTGTAATATATTTACTTATCTTTTCACCTGCTAGTAATTGTATTGCTGCACTATACTTTTCTCTTAAATCTTTATCGTAATCTTTAATATCATTAAATACATTTATTCCGTGTAATACTGTAGCGTGGTTTTTATCTAGTGTATCACCTATCTCTTGTAATGAATAACCTCTATCTCTTAATAGTTTATAGTATATCATTCTAGCTTCTATAAATTCATACTTTCTTGTTTTAGTTGTTATATCTACTCCTGTTACTTTTTGTATTGTATTTAATATCTTAGTTTTTATTTCTTCTTTAATCATTTCTTAAATTTTAATCTTATTTTACTTCCTAATTGTTTTGCAAATACAGTTAAAGTTATAAAAGAAACCATTTCAACAGCTCGATAAATACCAGCACAAACTTCGTAATCTTCTACAGCTTCATATTCTGTAATAATATTTCTTAGTTCATCTATTGTAGATCCATTCTCAAGTTCATACAAAGCTATTTTAAAGTGTTCTTCTATTCTTTCTTTATCCATTATAATATTCCTCTTAATACATATTGGTCTAAATCTACACCATCAGTTTGAAAGAAGTGTTTATAGTTGCTTACACCTTGTTTAAATTTTTCTTCTCCTTTAGCGTAAAATTCATCACTACATTCAAATATAGCTATATCTAAACTACCTTTATCTATTGCAATAAATACAAAGTTATCTACACCAAACATCTTTCTATATAACCAAGCTTGTAAATCGTAACTATATTTGTCAGCTGAATATCTAAAATCTTTTATTCCTGTAGTAGTTTTTAAATCTATAATAGTATTGCCTTTTAGTATATCTGCTTTTGCTCTTATTGGTATTCCATCTATCATAGCTATTTGTGGTACTTCAAATTCTGCTTTTATTAAGTATTCTTTTACTGCTTCATTTCTTAGCAAGGAATCAGTTAACCTTTCTGCAGCTTTTAATTCTGTATTGGTGTAAACCTCTTTACCAGTTTCTTTAGCCAGTTTGTATTCTTTACTTGCTTTAGTTGCAGCTTCTACAAATATCATATCATCTAATTTGTTTGGCTCTAATACCATTGTATGGAATAGTTTACCATCTCTTAAAGCTTGTGTTTCACCTGATCCGTATTTAGTTGTAAAGTAATAAGTTTTAGGTGAAGATAATAAAGTTTTAATACTTGAACTACTTAAAGCGTTTTGCCCTAAGTAACCATAGTAAAAACTATCATCATACATATTATCTAATATTTCTTGTTTATCCCAGTTTTTTCCGTCAAATGTAGTTATCATATTATCTTATTTTAATGTTGTTTAATAATTGTTCTGTTTCGTCCATTTGCAAAGCGTTTCTAATTTCTTGTGCATACATATCACTTAAATCAAATTCGTTGCTTAAAGCAGCTATAACATCTGTTAAATTAGCTACCAAGTAAACATCTTCTCTAGCTTGTGATAAAGCTAATAATTTTTCTAGTTTTAAAATAATTTCTTGTTTGTTCATAGTGTTTGTTTTTGGGTTAATATAGTTTCTACAGATTGTAACATATAAATATAATTACTACCATATATTTCTTTTAAATCTTCTATTGTTTTTTCTATTAACCAATTTTTTGTAGATTGTGTTAACATATTTTGTTTTGTTGCTCCAAAATGCTTACTAACTTCTTGCATTCTTTTATCTGTAATGTTTCTTATTTTCCAATATGTATTATATGAAGATATACTTGTTTTTTTTATCCATTTCATCATATAATCTTTATCATTTACATTAGGTGCTTCTTCGTGGCAATCTTCACATAATAATACATAATTACTTGGTATATCTTCACCTCCTAAAGCAAATGGTATTATGTGGCATCTTTGAGTATTTCTTTCGTGTCCACATCTCCAGCAATGCGAGTGCCATTCTGAAGCATCAGCACCCATTCCAGATTCATCAGTATTTTCATAATGATATTCTAAAATTTGTTTTTTTGTAGTTTTCATTGATGGTCTTGCCATAACTTTTGTTTTTAAATTATAAGCAAATATAAAACTTATGTTTGAATGAAAAAACTTTTTAACAAATATTTAACAAAAAAAAGGAAGCTACTTGCTTCCCTTAATTTGCGTTATACAAATACTGTATCTTTGATCTTTATCAGGGTATTCTTTTACCATTTTATCGTCAATCATACATCTTTGTAAAAACTCTTTGTCTTTTTCTTCTGGTTGTGGTGTTGGTATTGGCATAATTATATTTATTTAATTGATTCAATCCATTCAGCTTGTAATCTTTCGTAGTGGTCTATTTCTCTTTCTAAGTAATCTAAAGCTTTTCTTAAGTCTTGGAGTTCGTTATCTTTCTTACCAGCTCTTGCTAAATATTTAACTACATTACCCCTATTAAAGTTTAAGCCATAATCTTTTATAAAATCTATTACATCATAACCTTTGTTATTTTCGTAATGTAACTGGGTTGCTCTTGTGTCTACTTGTGCCATTATTCTATTTTTAAAAATTCAGATTCTGCGTATTCTAAAAACCATTCTTTGTTAGTTTCGTACTTTTCTATAATAGCTTCTAACATTACTAATTCATCAATAGTTTTAGTTGCTAGTTTGTGTACTAAACTTTCTATCTTTCTTTCAATGTTTAAAAGCATTTCAGGTTCTGATTTATGCATCTTAACATATTCTTCACTTACAATATGCTCTAAGTCCTTATTTAAAGAGTTAATTCTATTCTTTAAACTTTGCCTGTATTGTGTAGTTGTTTTTAAATTATCGTTAGCTTCTAATAGTAGTTGACCTAAGATAATTGATTTTAAGTATTCTAACTGTATTATATTCATATTTCTTTTAAAATGTTTTCTGAGTTAATTTTTAAATAAGTTACTTCTTTAGATACTTTGTAGCGTAAACTAAAATGTGTTGAAGCTGGGTTTTTGTGGTTAGTTTCCCAATCAGGTTTTATCTTTAATAAATTCCAAAAGTAAATACCTCTTGGAGTAGAATTAATATAAATAGGTATATCTAAATGCTTTTCACATTCTAATACCATAGCATCATACTTCTTTTTTTCTAAAAGCATATTATCATAGTGTGCTGTTCTACACTTTAACTCTATTCTGTGTTTGAATTGTGGTGAGTAGCAATCCCATCGGCTCATTTGGTTTTTAGATTTAACCAAGTCCTTGTAGATATTCTCTTTTAAAAAAAGAAATAGATCTTGTTCTTTCCAGTTATGCATCCTGTTGAGTTTCGTAAACTTTTCTTAAGTCGTTCAAAGTATCCCTCCAGCAACTAGCACAGTTACTATCTTGTATTACTTCATTAAATACAGCTTTATAAATATCTTTAATTCTCCATTGTTCTTTTGGTGTTAAAGTTTCTTTTTTAAACTGAAAATAAGGTAGTAAGAAATCTATATCTTCTTGCTCTAAGCAGTTTGGTTTTCTATAACTCCAAAGTTTATTTAAAACTTCTTTTCTACCCTCGCAACCACAATCTATTCCTGTAGCTTTTGATACAGCTTCTACTACTGCTTTAATACCTGTAGCGGTTGTTATTTGCTCTACAGTATCACCTAATCCTTTTGGTTTTCTTTTTGCCATAATTTATAGTTTTAAGTTATTGTAATCTTCTTTTAATAGTTCTTTTAATTTTTCTTTATGCTTTTTTAGTGAGTGGAATATACTTACAAAACTTATTCCTGTTTCTTTTGCTAGTCCTCTAATACTTATGTTAGAATCTCTATAAATAGAAAATAGTTTTTTATCGTACCAATCCCAGTTATTTACTTCTGATTCTGCTTTAGTTCTAAAGTTATTCCATTCTAACTCTTTTTCTAAATCAAAATCATCTACCATATTATAAATTTCTTCGTTTATTTCGCATTTTACTATTCGTTTCTTAATATTGTAAATTTGAAAGTGTATATTTCTTATAATAATAAAGCAATAACCTCTATTCAATTTGCCATTAGTAAACATTTGTTGCTCTGTTACTTTGTATTTATGTAACAATAAGTAAAATTCTTGTACGATATCTTCTGCAAATTCGCTATCAAATACTGAAGCTAACTCTACAAAATAATCGTGGTGTTTTGCAACCTGTTCTAAGATTCCCATAATATACTGATGCTTAATACACCTATTAATAATTGAATAGTATGATAGTTTACTTCTTCTTCTTGATCTACATCATATAAAGCACCTACCATAAAACCGTGTATAATTGCAAATTGTAATTCTTTACCTGTATAAACTGCCCAAGTAATAAGCGTAAATATTAATAAACTAGTAAGCAATATCATAATTAAAAAGTTTAGCTTTTATTTTACCTATTTTTGTTTCTCTTAATGCTGGTTTAACTTGTATGTTAATTTCTACATTAGTTAGTTCGGAATCTTGCTTTAAAATCGTTTTAAATGCTTGTTCAATAACTCCAAAATCTAAACTATCTTCAATATCAATTAACTGTTCTATCATTTCTAACTTAAAAGTAATATCTTTAAAGTAAGCAAGTAGCTCTGAATTATCAGAGTTATAAACTAGCATCTTTGCAGTAGTGGTTTTTAAATCAGAAATATGATTTTTTATTGTTATTTTTTCCATTGTTCAAATATATTAATAAATTTTTAATAACTAGATAACTAAAAGTCCAATCCTTTAATATTTTTTGCTTGTAGTAGATTTACACCTGCATAAGTGAAACCAATATTGTTAGGCATCATTCTTAATTTAATAGGTGCATCTATTGAAGTTGGTCTACCACCTGTTTCTACTTCTTTAACTTTTCTTACGTGTACTTCACTAATCATCCAATCTGTAGGATGTTGTGTATATCTATGGATAGTAAATACATCATCTGCTCTGTTACCCCACTTACCACCACCTTCAACATCTGCCATATTTGGAGGTACTGGCAATCCGTTATATTCGTGTTCTTTTTGGTGTGTTCTTCTTAAAGCTTCTGTAACAGCGTGAGTGTTTAACCATATAGATATTTGATTTTCTTTACAAAATAAACGCATTTCACTAGATACTTGATAATCGTATTCGTGGCTACCTACATTTTTCATTAAATCTCTATCTTTTGCAAGTGAGTTGTAAGGATCAATAAGTAAAGCATCATAATGCCATTCATTGTGTATTTCTTTAGCTTCTTTAAGCAAATC